TGAGTGCTGCATATATTTTCATTATTATTAACAATGAGTTCATCTTCGAAAAGCGATTCTTTAGGAATAAAAACTTATTTGCAACCAGCAGTTGAATCAGAGAGTGTTGAGTTGCCAGGAGAGGATCGTGAGTGGTACGAAAAGCATTTGCCGTTATTACAAAGGGCATATCATAATTATAAATATTGTTATTATAGTAGAGAAGTGGAATTTACAAAACTAACACACCTAGAATCTTTACGTGATGAGGATGGTTTATTGCCATCGCGTGAGGAAAAAAAGAAACGCAAGATTGATTGTGAAATATTAGAATTAGAACAACATATGGATAGGTGTGTTTTCATAATGTCTGTTGGTAGAAAAATGAAATTAAGTAATCTTTTTGCATTGTTACATACTTTACCAATAGCTGTAGATAATAGAGGGCCAATTGAAGCTAGTGATACAGATAAAATTATGGGCCATGAAAGTGATAGTAGTGATAGTGAAATAGAATCACCATTGAGTGATAGTGATGAGGATGTCCCTTCTAAAGAAGAAATTTCTTCAGAAGAAGAAGTGGAAGAAGTGCAAACCAAAGACTTTATTGCTGATCAAGCAATTCCTGTTATGGAAGTTAGTGTTTTTGTTATTTTTTCCTGGTTTTTTGATGATTTTGTTGGAATGATAATGTATATGACAATGTTTGGTTTATTAATAATACATTGGTGTAGACAAAAAATATCTATAGTAATTTGGAGAGGTATTAATGGTGTTAGAGAAAAAGTTTATAATAATATTAAAAATGTGGGTAAATCAAGTACTGAAGCTTTTATAAAAGGTGCTACTAGTGCGTTTAATAAAGATTTAGGAATAAAATCAGCAACAAGGAAAGTAGCACAAAGAGTGAAAACTGGTGCTATGAGAGTTATTAATCCTATTGCATTAGCATCAGTTAATATTGGTGGCGTTGTTATAAAACACAAATATTTAGTAGCAATTGCAGGTGTAGTGGCCATTATAGTTCGGAAATATGGTGGTTCAGTGTTACCTTCGTATCAAGATATTAAAGATAAATTTGCACGAAAAACTAAAGTTGATGAAACTGAAATATCCGATTTTATCACAGGAGGATATAAAGGTGCTTATTTAAATTCATCACGGTGGTTAATAGATAGTATAGTAGCTGTCTTCTTTTTACCATTAATAGCAACTGATGGTTTAATGGCAGCTACTCGTGCAGCATCAAGTGTTAGTCAAATTTTCAAATATGTTCTTAGTTGTATCCAAGGCATTCAAATCTTTTCTTCATTGTTTATGTCCCAGGAAGTGTGTGATAAAACAGTTGAATTAGCTGAAACAATGGAGGAGTGTGCTAAAGATATGCGTAATAAAGTTAATGGTGGAATTGTTGAAAAGGAAATTGATAAGTTGGAAGATGAGTTGGAAGAATTGGAGGATGTTTCTAGTCCTTTGAGAGATAGTTCGAAAGTAAGTGGTGTTAAAGCAAAAATAAGAGATTTAGAAGGTAAAGTTGTTAAAAGGACAATTTTCACCAAATTGGAAGATTATAAAAGAAGAGAACCACGCAAATTTTGGACAATAGTTGTTCTGATGTTAATAACATCGGCATTATCAGTTTATGCTGTCATGAGTGCAAAAATTAGTTATTACAAGCGAAAAGCAGAGCATGATCGTACTTGGAGTTATTTCGTTTTTCGCCGAAAAGGTGTATTGATGGTGTGGACGCCATGGGGTGTTCATGAACTTAGTAAATTTATACCGCCTTACGAACGTGAGGTTGTTGTCAAAATTAAATTACAAACATCAGAAGAACATGATTATATAAAATCAAAATTTCCAGGCAACATTCTTTCATATTGCATTGATAAAGGTCGTGTAGAAGAAGCATATAAAATTTATCGTAAAAAAGGAAAGGGTTACTACATATATGATTTTGATAAACGTACTGAAATGGAATATGATGAAGAAAAAATTCAAAAGTTGCTTAAAGATAGTAAGAGTAAATTTGTTTTTACTGATGAATATGTGATGAAGAGATGGATGAATGACCCTGATAGTGGTAGGCTCTATGATGATAAAATAGATAACAGAGTTATTGACTTAACTGATTTAACCGTATCAGAATATAATCGTGCTATGCGAGAATTATATGCTGGAAATGATGATCCACTTGGTCAAACAGGTGATGAAGGAAATATATCAGTTGGTGGAGGTAGAAGATATAATAAAAATGGTCAATACTTCGATGAAGCAAAAGCTTTACCACGAGAAGAGAAAGAGAATACTAAAGTTGAAGAAGCTAAGGATGATAAAAAAGTGACTAAGGTTGAGGAAAAGAAATTAAAGGAAGGGAAAGATGAAGAGTCATCAGAAATAAAACAGGATATTAATATGTTTGAAAGATGTTATAAAATACCATGTGATCCTTCTTGTAAAAAAGTTCACTGGTCTCCACCTTGTACAACCTATCAATGTGATCAAAAGTGTGGTAAATATCATCCTCCTCCTCGTTGTTATAATTGGAAATGTGACAAAAAATGTGGATTGTTCCATGCTCTTCCAAGGTGTGAAAAAGAAAATTGTGATAAAAAATGTGGTAGATATCATAAACCACAGAGATTTAATCCATCACAATTAATTCGTGCTAATAATAATAATAAAAAACCGATTAAAGAAGATAAACAATTAGAAACAGCATTTGGTAGACAAATTGTACCAGATGAAGTGTTGATGAGGAGCATAGGGTTGATTAAAGTTACCTATGGGGATGGTAATCAAGCTTTAAATAATTTTTGTATTTTAGCTGGTAAAATTATTACAGTTAAACATTTGTTTACAACGACACAACCAGTTAAAGAAGTTGTGTTGCGCTTCATTGATAGTGATTGGATGAAGGTTGAACCAAAAGAGATTGTTATGCCCTCACAGAAAGATTATGTAGTTATTACCGCAGCACGTATTAGCAATGGTAGACCATCATTAAAACATCAAAAAATAGAAAATATCGGTCAAAATGCTCCTCTTAAATTACCTGTGTTAGTGTATAATCATACAAAAGAAGAAGTCAAATATGTTGCGTTAAGTGGAACTTTAACAAAAGTTGATGGTTATGATGTTTATTACCACATGGCAACAGAAGCTGGTATGTGTGGTGCACCAGTGGTTAGTGAGTATGGAACGGTTATAGGTATACATGGATTTGGCGATATTAAAGATATAAAATTAAATGGTGGTGTTGTGTTAACTGTTGACGATATGGTTAAAATTTCATCAATAACAAAAAACTCATCAGCCCAACCCCAAGCTTAAAAAGCATTTGGGACCACGCTAGTCGTTTTCTGCCTTCTAGCGTTGGTAATTTCATCAAGGGCGATGGAATAGCAGAAGTAGCCCCGGAGACAAGGGAAGCCCTAGGAAATGGTACATTTAGATTCATAGGGAAAATGCAAAGGAGTTCAAATTATCGTGAGCAAAATAATAGAAATAAATTTTTTGAGGAATATTTAATTAAGTCAGGTATATCAGTACCACAAGGTTATAGTTATGCCAATGCAAATAATGCAGCTGAGCTTCCATCAGTCAGGAAGTATGCGAAGTTTCAGCCTATGCCTGATAAAGATGCCAATAAAGTGTCACTTAGTTGGATGTATCGTCATTTTCAAAATTATATGTTTGGTTCATCTAAATTGGATTATAGAACAGTTCGTTCAAACATAGATATGAACACTTCACCTGGATATCCTTGGAGTCTGAAGTATCCAACTAAACAAGAAATGGAAATGAATATAAGAATAGAGGAAGTAATTAATGAGTATGAAAAAGATTTGAGGTCGGGACAAGAATCTAAATGGTTACCAGTTTGGACGAGTTCAGTTAAAGCAGAAATGCGTCCTGATCAAAAAGTTAGAGAGAACAAGTTGCGAACATTTTGTGCATCACCTATAGAGCATTCAATAATGCTTAATAAGTATTGTTTGCATATGAATAATAGATTTTACGATGCTGGTGTTGAAGGAAAAGTATGGTCTAAGGTTGGAGTTTCTAAATACAATCGTGGATTTCACCGCATCGCAATGAAATTAAGAAAACATCCGAATGGTTTTAATTTGGATATGAAAGAGTGGGATTCGTCAGAGTTTGCAAGTTGGTTGCGTGATATAGCAGACTTTCGATTAGATTGTTTACGTGGATCATCCACGTTTGAAGAAGGAGATGAGGAAGTTGTACATAAGTTATATGCTAGTATTATAGATACCCTAATGATACTAACTAATGGTGATACTGTCATGAAGGAAACTGGAATGCCTAGTGGTTCCAGTAATACAGTGGTTGATAATACTTTGAATTTATATAGATTATTAGCTTATACTTTTATACGTGCTATGCAGGAATCACCTGAAAATATACAGGAAAAAATGTACACATATACCTACTTTACTAATAATGTAGAGGCAGCATTATATGGAGATGATAATACTTTAACAATTTCAGATGAATTGTTACCATATTTTAATGCAAAAGTGATAGCATTGTATGCTAAAGAGTTAAATATGACAGTAACAGCTGAAGATGATATTTGGGAACCTCAGCCAGTTGATAAATTGTGTTTTTTATCACATAATTTTAGATTGTTAGATAATGGTTATTATGTTCCAGTGCCAGAAACAAAAAAGGTGCTGTGTTCATTAATGTATGGTTCAAAGCGGCCTGATCCCCGCTGGCACTTGCTGCGTGCTATGGCATTGAGAATGGAATGCTTTTATAATGATGAAGCATTTAAGATTATAGAAGGTTATATTGACTATATCATGATTCAGCATAAGGAAGTGTTGCATGATATGGAGTGTGATAAAATGCTAGATGGAATAAAGATTCAACAGATATTAAATATGCGTCACCCTAAGCAAGATTTGGAAATGTTGTACCTTAATTTAGAAAATGTGTGTAGTCATAAAGGGAGTCATAATACTACACATCTCCCTTTAAAATTAGAATTAGATTGTGGAGATTTTCCAAATCAACGCATATTACAAAGTTTAAAAATGTCTGAAGCAAAAGCAGTCGTTAATGAAGTTAAGAAGGAAATAAAGAAGGAAGTTAGAAAAAGGGGTATGATGAAAGGAAGAGGTAGAGGAAGAAGAATAGGAAAGAAAACTATCAATAAAATTAAAAGAATGGTGGGTGCAAAACATCTAAGCATTCGAGGAAGAAATAGAAGAGGTAGAATCACAGGTCGAGGTGATTATATTACTGATTTAGCTGATAAAGTCATGAGACCATTTAATGATAACACAGCATCAGTAGGAGTATTTAATAAAGCAGCTAGAGGTTTAGGTAGAACAGTGGGAAATTATTTTGCACCTGGAAGCGGTGCTGGTGAATATTTAGGTAATGCTGCATCATGGATGTCAAGATTATTTGGTTTTGGTGATTATGAAGTGAAACAAAATTCATTATGTAGTGGATTTATGCAAGGTTCTCAAGATTGTATTATATCAGGAGATGAGTTAATGTTCGATGTTATGGCAACAAGTGAATTTACGAACAATGCATATGTAATTAATCCAGGAAATTCAGTGCTTTTTCCCTGGTTATCCACTATTGCGCAAAATTATGAACAATATGAATTTTTAGGTTTGATTTTTTATTATAAACCTACATCATCAATGGCAATAGCTCAATCAAACACAGGTATGGGTACTGTGAATTTAGCAACAGATTATGATGTGTTAGATTCCCCATATACTAATATAAATCAGATGATGGTTACAACCTTTGCAAGTTCGTTTCCACCATATCAAGAAAAACCTCATCCCATTGAGTGTGATCCCAAACAAAATGTGATGAGAAAATTATTTGTGCAACCAGGAAATAGTGTTAGTACTTATCCTGATGATCCAAGGTTTTCAGCTCTGGGATTGTTTCAAGTTGCAACACAAAACATAGTAGGTTCAGGCGCTATAGGTCAAATGTGGGTAACTTATCATGTAAAATTTTCAAAACCTCAAATACCAAATAGTGCAACACCAGGTTGTGCACATATTGGTGTAAACACTAATACATTAGGTCAGATTAGTGCTTTTGGAGTTACACAAAGTCCTGATACATTTACAGTTACAAATCCATCAACAGGTAATGTAAGATTGAGAATACAACCATCAAATGATACTTTTCAAACAGGATCATTTCATATTGGTGTGACAGGTATTGGGTCGATTCAAAATGTGAATTGGTCTTATCAGGCAGCAACAATTTTCACAGCAGGTGGAAATGCATCATTTTTAACGAGATTTTATGGACCTGGTATTCCAAATGAATATAGTCAAGTTGCAACATTACCAACAGCAGATAATGAATGGATGACCAATACAACTTATTTTAGTGGTGGAAATTATGAAAGGTATGCAGCTAGTACAGTGGTGACTTTGACATCAAACAATGATTATGTAGATATAGTATTTCCGTGGATTTCAACTGGCGGAACTTGTTATTTTGATGTTTTTGTTACACCATATGTTACTACTGTTAATAGTAAACATAAAAAACAAAACAATTTCGATAATTTAGATAGATTAACACAACAGATGGAGAGTGTTATTAAAATAAATACTGAATTACAACAACATGTAAAATTATTAGAAGAAAAAAGTTCGAAAGAACCTGTAGATAAAGAAGAGAAAGTACAATCTGTGAAGGTGGATGTAGGTGATGACAAACCTGAAAAGGTGATTAATTTGCATCTCCCCATTCACACCACTGATTATAGTACTTTGAGTAGATTAGAAAAAGAAAAAATAGCTAGAGTAGAGAGGGAAGAGGTGTCTTCATTCTTTGAACATTTACCAGAAGATTATGATGAATTATCATTGGAAGAAGCTGTGGAAGCATACCAAGCATCATTAGAAATGTCAGAGTGGGAGACTTTAGATAGTGTAGTTAAAGAAAAGCTCACTATAGTTAGTGGTGGGTTATTCAAAAAACTACAAACGTATTTTACAACATAATACGTTTTTTGCCTTTTTTCATTAAACATTATTATGTTATTAGTCGATTAATTGATGAACCTTAATAAGGA